CCGGAAGACCAGGATTATTCCGGTACCTGCAGATTTATGCAGAGAATTGCTGGCAATATCCAGAACCGGAGACTTCATCTTTTCCTACACCAACGGGGTGACACCGTGCTCAAAGTATGTATTTATTGATAAATTGCACGACAAGATTTCCGAATTGGGAATAGATTGGAAGAAAGAGAAACTGGGATTCCATTCCTTCAGACACTTCTTTAATACGCAGCTGATCTCCGGAAATGTAAACCTTGAGAAGGTACAAAGTGTGGTCGGCCATTCCTCATTGAAGATGACGGAGAACTACCTGCACCTTGCAGCTGCAGACATGGGAGAAGTAAGGAAGGTTCAGGAAGTTATTGCGCTATAGTACCTACGGTATAGAACTGATAATGGTCGGCAGTTTTTATAAGAATCTCAAAGGGCTGCTCTACTCCGGATGACAGGCCAGCCCCGTTATAGTCCAGAGCATAAGTTTTATAGGTTTCATTATTATCCAGTCCGGCAACATGGATTGTATAAGACTGTAGATCTACCGTGCTTTTAATTGTTCCGGTAATGGTTGTTGTATTTCCGAACGAGGTGTAAACCACATCCTTTATAGAAATGTCAGAAATTGTATAAACGTCCGTATCTGTTTTATAAGTACCGAAGGAAATTGATAAATCAACCGCATCCGCAAGCTCGGGATTGTTGTCCAGGATTCCGGCAAGAACACTTATAATAGCCTCTTCTTCAGGTTCAATCCTGGGGACGGTTGTATTGACCGTCTTTATTGTATTGTCTGAATCATCCAGGAGGGATATGCTGCAGCGCAAAGATTCAACAGCTACATCAGAGTTGTTGCTGATTATTGCCATGGCATAGACTCCACCAAGAGAGTCGGTCTGGATTCCTTCAGAATGGGAAGTAAACAGATGTACCACAGGAGGAACCGGTTCGGGATCAACCGGGGTGTCTCCGCCGGGAACCACATTACTACCGTCACAACCAATCAACAGAAACACAAAAAGGATCAAGGCTAATAGTTTTCTCATACCATCATCCTACCATTGACCCAGAGTCTGAGGTAGCAGTTTTTTTAACTGGCATACCCAGCATCTCCCGGATAACGCGCAGTTTCTCTGGATCCTCCGCTTCTAGCTTTTTAATAAAAGGAATGTAGTCAGAGTACTTGCAATCAGAATGAACTGTTCCCGTCATAAGAAACTCGCATGTTGTATCCAAAGCCCGGGCAATATAAAAGGCGTTATCTACCCGGGGAAGAGTATTATCAGACCTCTGGGCCTTGATCAGTTGGTAGCCTATACCTGCAGCATCCGACACCTCTTTCATTGTCTTTGTTCCCCTTGCAGCATCCACATTTCTCCAAAAATTAAAACCTCTGTCTTGTCTTCCCTGTTTCATGTTCAGCCTCCGGTAAGAAAATTATTACCGTGTTGTTACAAAAATGGAACTTTTTTGTTGACAAAGTAAGAATATCCTCACCATAATGAGGGCATGAAGTTAGAAAATTCTTACCAGCAGGTTAAAGTAAGCACCTCAAGAGAGGTTATTGTCCAGGCAAAGACCATTGCCAAGAACAACAGACAGACGTTCAGCGGATGGCTTGCAGATCTTATTGAAAAAGAAGTTAGGGCCAAAGCCCAGGAAAGGAAGGCTCAGTGACCCAGCGTTATTTGTCTGTAAAAGACTTTGCAGCATATACCGGAATGAATCTTAAGAGTGTACGCAACCGTATTGCCTACAATCCTGATTCATTGCCGCCTTTCATTGTCATCTCCGGAACAGAAAGAAAGACCATCCGTTTTGACCGGATGGACGTGGATCAGTGGATGGCAGCCAGAAAGACAAATGCGAGTACCAGGCTAAACGCCTGATTTGATTTTTTACATCTATATGCAAAAGAGGCAAGTCCAACTGCAGGACATCACATGCAGCTACCAAAAAGAAAAGGATGGATGAACCAGGGAGCTCACCCATCCAAGTAGATTGAAGGCACGAAGACCGACAACCCAGACAAATAAAGAGTATCCAACAGTAAAAGAACTGTAAATACCCGTCAGTCCGTGCCTCTGACAAGGAGGGCTAAATGGCCAAAGACGCAAGAACTGTCGAGAAAGAGGATCTTCTGGAGCAGAAGATGGGAGTGTTGTTGGATGCAATGCTGGGAGCCGGAGCAGTCTCAATAGGCTTTCCGCAGCTGGTGACATTATCACCCAATGCTGAGGGGAACTATGAGATCAAGATGGTAGTGAGGATAGCAGGATGAAGAGAGACAAGACCAGACAAAAACAGCATAGATGCAGTGTCTGCGGATCATACGGCAGCACACACATTCACCACATCTTTGGTGGACGTTTCAGAACAATCAGCGAAAAGAATGGCTTTGTCATTGAGCTTTGTCCCAAATGCCACGAGAAGGCCCACAAAGACAATGAGTTTGCAGAAACCCTGAAGAGGGACTGTGAGCTTGATTATGTCTGGAGATACAGCCTGCAGGACTGGATGGAACTCATGGGAAAGAACTGGTTACGGGGTGACGAGACCGTGACAGTCAATAGAACAAACATACACAAGGAAGGGCCGCTGACTGCAGCGGATTTTGAAGACGTGGAAGAAGTCAGGAGGGTTATGTAATGAATGAACAGATGTACGTTTCGGTCAACGACATTGAGGTAAAAGACGAGCTGAATAACAGAGCGAACAGTGATAACTCTGTCATTGAAAGTATAAAGAAAGAGGGCATTTTGGTGCCTCTTGCTGTCTATCCGAACTCGGAAACCAAAGGCAAGTATATATTGATAGCCGGACACAGAAGATTATTGTCTGCAAAGAAATTCAATATTGACCAGATTCCAGTCTTTGTCTTCCCGGAAGAGATGGCCGACACAGTAAGGGCCCTGGAGAACATAGATAGAAAACAGTTGCATCCGCTTGATGAAGCAGAAGAGATCAACAAGCTCCGATTCAAGGGGTATACCAATGAAGAGATCTCTTCCATGCTGGGAGTCAGCACAGACAGAATCATCAAGAGAGCAAGGCTGAACAATCTTACAGACAAGGCCAAGATATTGCTCCGGGAAGGATCTATAAGTCTTCCTGCAGCAGAGCAGCTGGCCGTCATTCCTTCTGCAGATCAGGACAAGGTTATGGAGCACACTTACTATCTCGAGGATGGAAGCGCAGAAGATGTAATCAGAAGGTATAAAAGCATCCTGGCATTGAGTCTTGATAACATGACCAAAGAGTTTCTTGAGGCAGAACCGTCTTGTATCAACTGCGAGAATAATGAAGTAAAAGAGTTGTCATTATTCCCGGGGTGTAACGGTGGATGCGGTAATGTAAAATGCTTTGTTAAGAAGCTTCAGAGTCTGGCCGAGAAGTATAACACAACTGACTTCAGCGCAGGATACAGCATTTCCGATTCAATGATAAAACTTCTTGCCAAACACGGTATTAAATGCACCGTTCCTCGGAGCAACTACTATCAGCTGGAATACAAGAAAGATAAAGATAATACACATGCAGTAGTGATGCTCAATGGTGAAGTGCGCTGGACGAGCATCCAGAAGAAGACTCCGGCAAAAGAGAGTCCTTACTACGAGAAAGTGAAAGAGGCAGACAAACGCCTGAAAGAGCTTGAGAAGGAAACAAACGGATTGTATGGCAAATACCTTCAAGAGGTTGCAGCTGCATACATGGCCAAGAATCACCGGGGTGAAAGGTTTCCGGTCAAAGATGATCTATACATCATCAGCAAAGCTTTCCTATTCAACAACACAGACTATGTGCGCCACTTCTTCTTCCCGGCAACAAACGAGGATAAGAGTCCGACAAGAGAAGATATTACCGGGTTTATTGAATCCCTGGATAACACAAAGACGGTAGGACTTGCCAGGATATTTGCAGAGATCAAAGCCACAGGTCTTGAATACACCTCCTACAGCGAGCTCACTGTTCCGTCATACAAAGGCTTACTTAAGGGCAACCTGTATATATCCAACGAGACCATAACAATGCCCGAGTATGCAGACCTTGAAGCAAGAATGACCCTGATTGCAAGCAAAGCTGGCAAGAAGATCCGTGCCAACTATGCAGAGGCTCAGCAAATCGTCAAGGACATGCAGCCTATTGTGAAGGCTATCAAGGAGGGTGCATGAAGCTTGAGATAATGGGTTTTAATCAAAGATCTCTTTGCGCTCTGAGGCTGGATGCCTCAGACGCTATTTTACTCAGATGGTTCGTCGATTATAAGGACACCCGGAAAATGAAAAGGGTTCTCAACGCAGACGGCCAGACTTTCTACTGGGTAAACATGAAAAAGGTTTGTGAAGATCTTCCAGTACTTACCAAAAGTGAAAGGTGGATTTCGGAGAAATTTAACAAGCTTGTAGAGTCTGGAATCCTTGAAAAGTATGAGACTTTTGAAGGCAGAGGAAGGATGTCCTGCTTTAATATCAACGAGGGAATGTACTTAACCTTGACTGATGATGTTTCAATGTCAGTAAAAGCTGACATTGACCAAGAACCCATGTCAGTAAAAGCCGACATTGCAATGTCAGTAAAAGGTGACATGCCTAATAATACTATTAAGTCTTCCGAGATATATATACGTAGGGATAACCTACCAGATAATAATATAAGCCCGGAGTCGGACAAGTCCGCTTCGGACTCAGACGTGTTTTTGACGTTGCCGTTGAACGGTGGAAAGACTTTTATTGTGCATAACTCTGACGTAGAAGAATGGCAGAAGCTGTTTCCGGCAACAGATGCTGCACAACAGTTCAGATCCATGCTTGCATGGTGCAAATCAAATCCGACAAGACTTAAAACCGAGAAAGGAATCAACCGTTTCATTTACGGCTGGCTTGAGCGTCATCAGAACGAGGGAACAAGGGTTGTTCATAGAGCAGCTGCACCGCCGAAGAAGACTGTAGACAACAATGACTTTGAACAGGTAGCCGGAGGTGAAGTCGGATGGGTATAAAATTTATCGACAAAGCTGACGAGAATTACATCTCCAAATTTTGGGAAGAGTACAGAGCAAAACTTAAAGCACAGGAAAGTACCAGGGAGCTCAGTGAAAGTGATAAGGCTATCATCAACGGATCCTACTGGTTGCTTGAATGCGACAAGCACAATCCGCCTCACCGGTTTACGAGATTCCTTCCGCAGGGAGCAGATCTATCAACCACTCTTTGCCCTTTGTGTGATGCAGAGGAAATGAACAGGCGGCTGGAAGAGGATGCAAAGAGTCAGTACCAGAACGAGATGATCCAGAATTACGGGTTACCGGCTGACAACGTACATGCGACTTTTGATACGTTTGAAATCAGAACAGATGATCCAGATCCAAATGTTCCGCTGCAGGATGAAGCAGCTCTGGATGCAATGAAAGAGCTTGCAAGACCGGTAAGCCCAATGGCAAGAGTCTTAATGCTCCGCAGCGTTATGCTTTGTGGTGTTACGGGGTGTGGTAAATCATTCCTGGGGTGTGCACTTGTTAACGAGGTAAAGCGTAATGGCCGTCGCTTAACCATCAAGTACATTGCCGACAGTACTCTTCTTTCAATGGCTTCAAAGAACTGGAAGAAGAAGGATGATTCCGCAGATCTGATGCGTAAACAATTTGAAGGTTACGACCTTTTGATAATTGATGACTGGAACCCGGAGAGATGGATCCAGGCTAACAGCTCATTCTCATTTGACCTTCTGATTGAACGACACAACCAACTCAAACAGACGGCATTGCTGACCAACAAAACTCCGATAGACATCAAACCGGCTGTAGGTTCAGCTGTCTGGTCTCGTCTTCAGAAGGGAAGAATCATCATTCTTAAGGGGGAAGACAGAAGAAAGAAACAGAAGCAGGGAGGGCTTTATGAATCCTGAAGAAAGCAAGAAGAAGGTTATAGCAATCTTCAAATACAAGAAGGCTATGGTATTTGACTCCATAACCGACTGCGTGAACTACTTCCGGGACATTCACCATCCACTTCCCAACGCTAAGGCAATTACCAGACGCATTGAAAACAACGAAACATGGTCTTACTCCGACATGATTAATGACGGGGTGAACCGTGTTTATCGGATTGAAGAGGTTCACTTTGACTGGTTCACAGATAAGCCGGTGACAGAAGAAGATCCGGACGGAGAATGGAGGCCCAGACTAAATGAACAAGACTAATATTGGGATGAAGATGCGGATAATGCTGCAGGAAATTCCAATCTATCCGATTCAGATCCGGATGAAAGAACTTGTCAAAAGACACGGGGTGTCCGCACACAACCTGCCGACAAATGCTCCGCTGGCTGAAGACGGCGGATATGTATGTTGGCCGGACGATAATGCCAAGCACCGGTTCCTGGGAGGAAATGATGGCTGAAGATGCAGCAAGAAATCTGGAGGACGAGCTGGCGAAGCTGAAGGCTCAGGAGCAGGAAGCAATGGACAATATGGCCAAATGGTGGGCCGGAAGAAGATACCAGGCAATGAGAGATCTGCAGCTGGTGACAACGGAGGGAAAACGGGATGACAGATCTTGAAGAGAAAGAAATGGCCAATCTTATTCAAAACCTTCCCAGGGATGAATCCGGAGCCGTGGTCTATGAGGACTTGCTTTTAGCCATAGACATCCAGAAATGGGCGAAAGAAGGAACAGGAGGAAACAGATGAAACTGTACTACGCATTCAATAAAAGGACTCAGGCCCCGATGAAGGTTAACAACGAGCCGTTATATATGAGCAGCAAACCCTTCCTGGAGAAGTGTCTCAAGGAAAAGGATGCCAACGCTATGTTTGTGTACGAGATCAGGGAATATGACACAGATAAGGGAGGAAAGAATGTCAAACCTTGAATTTATCAGAACTGCAAGCCCGGAAGAGCTTGCTGACTTTCTTAAATGGAACCTGATGCACTGTGACAGCTGCATTGCAGTTTTCCATTGCGCCAAGAATGAATCGTGCGAAGCAGCCATCCTTGCATGGCTGAAAGACGATAAAGCAGAAACATAATCAAAGGAGGAATGGATTATGGCAATGATACAGGTAAAAAGTATTGCTGATCTGAACTATGGAGCAGTTAATGAGCAATTCGACAAAGCATTTAATCAGCTGATTGATAACATGCTTGACCCAAGTACTGAAGCAAAGAAGGCCAGAAGTATTGTAATCACGATAAAGGTTATCCCATCTGAGGATAGATCTATGGCCCAGACTGAGGTTGATGTAAAAACAAAGCTTGCACCAATTATGACTGATAGCGGCAGCTTTGTTCTCGATGCAGATGATTCCGGACGTGTTGTTGCAAAGACCGGAAAGCCAGAAAACCAGGGGATCCTTTTTGAGGAACCTGAAAAAGTAGCCAAATAAGGAGTAATTATGATGAACGAAACAGCAATCAAAGAAATTGAATCTCTGACAATTAACGGTCATCTTAAGAAAGATGTAAGGGGTATTGAATGGGTAAGAAAGGGAGAGATGGTGCCTCTTGTCCCAGTGCATGAGCCTACAGTCAAGGTAAGCACCCTTGCCTCTTTCTCCGACTTTATTATCAACAACCCTCAGAAGCTCAACCTTGAGGGAGCAATCGTTTTAATCAATTCAGACTTCACCATAGACCTTCTTTCTGCTCCGAGCGAAGTAGATAAAGAGAGAACAATTCTTCTAAGAGCTAAAGCTTATGAATTTGAACCATTTCGTTTTTCATACTCGTATGACCTGGAGTCTTTCATTGTTGCCCTTAAGACCAAGTTTGTCATGGGAGAGGATTGGGAGGTTGTGTTTAACCTTGTTAGAAAGGTGCAGATATCAGAAGGTGTTGAACTTGAAGACGACGGAATGTCGCAGAAGGTAACGGTCAAGAACGGGGTGAGTGCAGCATCTATCACAAAAAAAGATGTAAAAACAGACTATGTACTTACACCAATCAGGATCTTCCCGGAGTGTTCTCAGCCATCAAGCATCTTCTTTCTCAGAATTAAGGGCGATAAAGAATCTGGAGTTGTTGTCAGTCTCCACGAGACAGACGGCGGAAAATGGAAGGTGGATGCAGCAAAGAATGTTGCTGAGTATATAAGGCCTCTTATTCCCGGAGGGCTTCAAATCTATTACTAACAGAGAGAAAAAGATGAAGGCTACAAAGATTGAATGGTGCGATATGACTTGGAATCCGGTGACGGGGTGTAGGCATGGCTGCCGGTACTGCTATGCCAGGAGAATAGCCGGCAGGTTTGCTTCAAAGGATCCGGAAACAATCATGGAGACTATCAACTCCAAAACCCTTCATGTTCTGGAAAAGCCATACGAGTATATAGGCAAGATTGAGCCTTATCCGTATGGCTTCCAGCCTACATTTCACAAGTATAAGCTGGACGAACCAGAAAGGGCCAAGGCCAGCAAGCGTATCTTTGTAGGCAGCATGACAGATCTGTTTGGAGAATGGGTCCCGGACGAATGGATCCAGGAAGTTTTTGCTACATGTGACAGGGCCCCCTGGCACACGTATATGTTTCTGACCAAGAATCCGAATAGATACATTGAGCTGGCAAAAAAGGATTTATTACCAAGACAACATTGGTATGGATATTCAGCAACAGAACAAGATCAGCTCTGGCATTTTCATCATGCAGATGATTGTCCATGCCTCAACCTGTTTATATCTATGGAGCCGTTGCTTGAAGATATTTCACCGTCGTTCAGTACACACATGCCTGCCGACTGGGTAATTCTGGGAGCTGAAACAGGGAACCGCAGAGGCAAGGTTGTTCCGGAAAAGAACTGGATCCGTGGAATTGTTAATTCGTGTGAATGGTCAGACATCCCGGTATTTATGAAGGAAAGTCTACTGCCAATTATGGGAGAATCCGAGATGAAGAGAGAGTTTCCGGCAGGACTACAAAAGGAGAAAGATAATGAGTGATCCTATTTTAGGTGCAATCCTTGAGCAGGATGCAGAGATAGACAGAAGAGCAAATGAAATTGCAACAAATGTTTCTCTGGATGAATTAAAGGCGAGAGCAGCTGCAATTGCCGAGGCAAGAGCAAGGGAAAGAACTGGAAGAATGTTCTTTTCAAATGGAAGAATTGCCAAGGAAATAAAGAAGGTTTATATCCGACGGGATACGAATGGCGATACAAGGGTTGCCAAAGAAATCCCGTCAATTGAATTGTTTGAGAGAGCAAATTATTCTCACCGGGGCGATGTTGAGCAACTGGTCTCCGTTTTTAATCAACTGCTTGAGATTGCAGGCCGACAGCATGACTGGACAAAGACGGATGAACCTTACCGAAGTCTGTTTTATCGGGACTTGGTTGCTACAATGGAGGGAAGGCTTAAGTTTGAAGATGGCGAATGGGCCAGATACCACTATGATGTACTTGAAAGACACCATCTTGCAAGACGTGTTCCTGAAGATGTTAATTTGGTAGATGTTATAGAAATGATTTGCGACTGTGTTGCTGCAGGAATGGCAAGAAGTGGAGATATTTATCCCATTGAGATTTCAAGCGACACCCTTCAGAAAGCAGTCAAAAACACAATTGTTCTTCTGAAAGGCTACATCGAAGTGCAGGATGATAAGGTTACGGAGGCCAGTCCGTGTTGATTCTTCCAATAAAGAAGCAATGGTTTGACATGATCATGGCCGGGGTGAAGAAGGATGAATACCGTAAGATCTCTCCGTACTACATATCACGTCTTATTGGAGCCCTAGATTATATGGGACTGAACCATGTGCTCAACCAGACGAAGGATAAAATAAAGGTGGTGAATAGCCTCCGTATTACCAGGGAAGAAATAATGCTGTCAAAGCCGATAATCTTGCGTAATGGTTATTCCCGGGAATCTCCAGAGATAATGTGCAAAGTATCTTTGAGAATCGGACAAGGAAAGGAAGAATGGGGAGCCGTTAAAGGCAAGGAGTATTTCATCCTGAGAATACACAAGATTATAGCAACGCACAGATACGTTTCTATAACACAAGACAGATAAACAGAAACCAATAGTCCTCCCAGGGAAATGGCCTGTGCCATTGAGGGCAAAGAGAAAAAGGAGTGTCTTATGACCAACTGGGAGACTTTAACCAACCTTCTGAAAGAAGGAAATTACGAAGAAGCAGCAATTTTTCTTGCCGCTACCTGCACCGTATTTTCACAGTGTGGGAGTTGTGACATTTGTATTGAGAAATTGAAAGACTGGGGAAACCGGAAAGCTCAGGAAGAATCCTGAGAACCGGCCCAGTCTTTTTTCGTAGGAGGACTTATGATTTACGATTCAATCAGCGAAGCATCAGCCAACAGTAGAAGAAGGGCTGCAATATCAGACGAAGAGTTTGATGTAAACACCAGAGCATGTGGAAAGGTAAAGGCCATGATAGTTGTAGAGTCCGGGGTGACTCCGTACTTTGTTTACAAAACTTGTCAGTCAATCAAGGTTACAGAGGAAAGACCCAGCTCTTCAGACGTTGATCATGTGAGAAAATGGAGGGCTTATTGATGGGTGGCAACGCCTACACAATAGACAAACATCCCAAGAAGAAGGCCATAATCCGGGACATCCTGAGAGGTGTTCCGGTAAACGCCATTGCGACGAATTACGGACTTCCGGAAAGCTGTGTGAAAAGATACAAGTCCGGAAAGCTTATGAAGCTGTGTGCAGAGGTTATTGCCGAGGATAAAACAGACGCCCAGCACTTGCTTGACCGGGTTGAGCCTATCATTGCCAAAGTACAGAAAATGTATGACTCATACGATGAATGGCTGCAGGATCCTGAACATTCAGACCGGTACTTTGTCGGGCCCAGAGCTTCAGAGGTAACGGTGGCAATAGAGTCCGTGCTGGAGGATGACAACGGTAAAAAGAAAACTTACCGGGAAAAAAGGCTGCTGTCAGATCTGATAGACCAGATAGAAGGCAGAGGCTACACGGTTATCGGACTGCAGTGGAACGTCCAGGATCCACGCAAGTTGTTCCTGGCTACAGCTGATACTTTGACCAAGCAGCTTGATTTTCTGGCCAAGCTGCAGGGTCTTGTGAAAGAGACGGTAGTAGTCAAAAACGAACCCAACAGAGTCATGGACTCCGTTGCACAGGTCTTGTTTGAGACTATTGATGACCCTGAATTGTTGAAGAAGGTGGTGGATGCAATCAAGGATCTCAAAGACCCAGAAGAAAATCTGGAGCTTTGAAGACTACATTACCAGCCTGAGCAATCAGCTTGAACAGGGGTTGATGGAGAAGCAGAGGCAGAAGCAGGAAGAGCTGGAAAAGATCTACAAACAAGATCCGGTTGCCTATGTAAAATCCCTTTCGTTCCGTCCGTTTGACTGGCAGAGTCAGGTTCTGGGAAGTGGAAAGACAAGAATAATTCTCAATTGCTCAAGACAGAGTGGAAAGTCAACAATTGTTTCCGCTATGCCTTGTCATACGGCCAAGTACGTTCCCGGAAGCTTGAGTCTTATCATAGCGGCTACGGAATTCCAGGCACGTGAAGACAAGGGTAAGGTGCTGTCGTTTATGGCTATGGATCCAACGTATCCAGAGATAGTCAGAAACAGTGACAAGGGCCTTGAATTGTCAAATGGCAGCAGAATTGTAATTGTTCCCGGAACAGATAAGAGTGCCCGTGGTTATTCATGTCCCAACCTGGTAATACTGGACGAGGCTTCCCGTATTGAAGATCTGATCTACACATCCGGTGTCAGGCCCATGTTTACGGATAACCCTACCGGAAGACTTGTCATACTGAGTACGCCCAACGGTCAGACCGGATTCTTTCATAGCATCTTCACCAGAGACGATGACGTTTGGTTGAGGATCCTTGTCCGTTCGCCCTGGGAGCCGGTAATGACGGGAGCCGGATTATCTCTTGCAGCATACAAACCGAAGGAGGCCTTCATAGATGAACAGCTGCAGCGGAAGGTCTTTGCAGACTACAGCCCGAGGCATAACAACTACGACGAGCAGAATGAAAACCTGACAGATATGGGAAGACTTCTGTACTTGCAGGAGTACTGCTGTGAGTTCGTTGAAACAGAAGACAGTGTTTTTACTTACGAGACTATCAACAAGATGTTCGGCACAGCAGCTAAACCGATAGAAGCAGTGACCAAAGACGCCCCTGCAGATACAAACAATTTTGGGAGATTTTTTAAGTGAACAACAGTAGATCACAGTACGTCATTACATACGACGTGGCCAAGAAGCAGGACGCATCAACCCTGCAGATCTGGAGAGACAGCCCGGAGTTCATCAAAGGCAACAACAAGCTGTATTTGGACGATAAAACATTCCACTACTTTGACCTGGTATTCCAGACAAGAATGGAGATGATTTCATACGTTGATCAGGCCCGGATGATAGCCAACTTGTGCGGATCGGAAGCCCTGAAGAACGATTCAGACTTTCTCATAGATGCTACCGGAGTCGGTGAACCGGTTGTTGATATTTTCAAGGAGTTTGGCCTCAGACCGACACCCATTGTTTTTACTGGCGGTATGGATTTGACTATTAAGTATGAAGAGCAAGGCCGCCGTTTTGGAGGCTTTGGGGCCGGCATAGGAACCATGAGAACCGTTGCGGAGCTGTGCGTTCCCAAGAACGATATGATAGCTGCAGCGCAAACAATGTTGCAGCAGTTCAGGCCGAGAATTGCTCCAGATGTTGAATATCAGGATCAATTCAAAGAGCAGCTGGTTCACTTCAAAGGGAAGGTTAACGAGAAGACTGGGTACACGTCATTCAACAATGACAACCCCAATATTCACGATGACTTCATAACAACCTTCATCATGGCCATGTGGTGGTTTAAACACCGGGGTTACATGAAGGACGAGCAAAAGGTAGTGAAAGACAAACAGCAGTCTTATAACTGGGATCCGCTGGGAAGTCCGGAGAATTTTTAATGGCAGTAACAAAAGATCAGCTTGAGAAAATAAGAAAGGCAAAGGATACGGCGGAAACCTACCGCAGTATGTTCCTTTCCTTGTGGCAGGAAATAGCAAGAGTTATGGGCCTGTCATACGGTACCTGGAGCGCATCAAGCAGCCAACAGCAGAAGACACTTGCAGACCTGAAGGATGTTATGGACTCCACAATGGAAGAGAGTTCAAACCTGATGGCCAACGGCCTTACCGGAAACGCCTTCGGTAGATCTATTGCATGGTTTACCCTGATGTTTGAGATTCTGAAGGGTAAGACTCCATCCGAGCCGGTAAGCAAATGGCTCAAGGATGTTGAGAAAGTTCTATACAAGCAGTTCAATAGATCCAACTTCTATAAAGAGTCCAGGATCTTTTTAAGACACGGTGCTGATTTCGGTACCGCCGTCATGTATTTTGAAGAATGGCCAGCCGAGGAAATGCCGTTCTTCACCGTCCTTCACCCGAAGGATGTCTCACTTTTGGAAAACAGATTCGGTGTTGTGGACACTCTTTTCAGAGACTTCTTCCTGACCCGTTACGATGCTGAAGACAAGTTCGGAAGAGACAACCTTCCGGACACAATCAAGAATTCAACAGACGAGAACCAGAAGTTCCAGTTCTGTCAGTACATTGGCCCTTCCGGACGTTTCAAACTGGATGTTTCCGGAGAGGGTGCTTACGTTTCTATCTACTGGTGCACAGTAGGAGATGGTTCAGTAGTCAAGGAAGAGAGATACGACCACAAACCGTTTACGGCATGGAGATGGAACAGAGACCTGGAAGGTTCTGCTTACGGTACACAGAATCCGGGTATGCAGGTTTATGCAGACCAGAAGGAGCTGTCTTCCATGACCGGAGACATAGTGAAGCTTTCACAGCTGACAGCTGCACCGGTATTTAAGAAGACAAAGGGCCTGCAGATAAACATCAGACCGCACGGTATTGTTGACCTTGACCAGGGCGAGGACTTTGCTCCGGTACCCGTTACAGGCGACTTATCATTCACAGAGATTGAAAGAGAAAGAATCCGCAAGAAAATCCGTGATGCCTATTACTCAGACATCTTCCTGATGTTGACAGCCAACCAGGACAAGAAGAAGACCGCTACAGAGGTGGCAGGTCTTATTGCTGAGAAGGCAGACGTAATGAGCTCATTCCTTGACGGACTGGCACAGGAGTTCTTGGAGCCTGTTATTGAGTTTATGTACGAGAATGAGATGCGCCAGGGGAGACTTCCAGAGCTTCCGACAGAGCTTGAAAGCCTTGCAGAAGAAGAGCTGGAGATTGACTTTGTTTCTCCGCTGTACCTGCTGCAGAAGAGAGCTCATTCATCCAACAGCGAGATGGAGGCCATTGCCAATATTGTCGGAACATACGGCCAAATCAATCCGAACATTATCGACAACATAGATCTGGATCTTGCCACAAGGAACGCAATGAATGACTACAATTGCGCCCACCTGCTTATTACAGAAGCAAAGAGAGACGAAGGTAGATCCGCAAGAGCTGAAGCTCAGGCAAGACTTGCCGGAGACCGTGAAGAGCAGCAGAAGGCTCTGAACCAGGCAAAGGTTTACCAGTTGACAGGCAAGGCCCCTGAAGAGGGCTCTGCAGCTGCAAAGGCAGTAGGAGTGTAATGTGACCGAAGGCGAGAAGACAGCTGCAGTTTATCAGAGAGTATTTAACACTCAGGACGGTAAGGCCGTTCTGCTGGATATGTTGAACGAGCTTGGATACTTTTCATCAGATCCGAGACTGGTTAATCCGGAGAAGATTGCATTTGCAAATTTACTCCTGGGAAGAATGGGAATATTGACGGTCGGGAACCTTAACAACTACGTTGAGGGCCTTATGTCCGCAGTAATAAAAGTTAATAACAAGGAGACCAAAAAATGAACGGAGACAACTCAGGCATTGACAACATGATTCCGGACACATCAACGGAAGCACAGGAGACACAGGAGACCAAACAGGACGCTGGTCAGATCCAGCAGCCACAGATTCAGACTCCGAAGTACTTCAGCCAGCTGAAGAAGGAAATTGCAGAGAATGAAGACGTAAAGAAGTATGCAGGCAGCCATGCGGATCTTAACGACCTGGTTAATGACTACACTACTTCAAAGAAAACCCTTGAGAATGCCCTCGTGTTTCCCGGCAAGGATGCAACACAGGAGCAGATAGCAGAGTTCTTTGGCAAGCTGGGAGTTCCCAAGGATACTTCCGGTTACACACTGAACAACTACGATATGAAAGAAGAGGATGTAAAAGTCCTTAAAGATTCATTCTTGCAGGCTGCACACAAAGCAGCTCTGAGCAACAAACAGGCCCAGCACATGTGGGCTCATATCATTGCTACCAGCAAAGCCGGCATTAAGCAGATTGCCGACAATGCACAGAAGACGAAGGATGCTTTTGACCCTCAGTATCACAAGCTGATGGAAAAAGAATATCCGGTAGAAGCCGAGAGAGTGACCGCAATCAAAGGGGAGATCTCCCTTGCAAGAGCATTTATGCAGCGCACCGGAATCGGTGATGCCGTCACTAAGTCCGGACTGATTTATGATCCTGCTTTTATCCATGCAATTGCACAGGAAGAGAAGAGCCACAAGCCGTCTATCATTGAAGGCAGCGACGAGATTCAGAAGAAGCAGGAAGGCGGAATGTCTTATGGAAAAGAATTCCAGGACTTCATAGGAGCGTGACATGAGTTTACTTGATGAACTGCTGCAGTCTCCAGAAGACGAGGCAAAAGAAAAAGAGAATACCGAGAACAAACCAGACAATTACTTCGGATACGGCCCTGATTTTATGAAGGCCATTGGATCCGAGACAAAGGAGTGAATATCAGCCGTTGGCTGAATAGAGACAAAAAAAGGACTTGGTAACATAGGCGCAGGAACCTCCCTGGGAATGGGCTGAACAAACTCCGAGGAACTGTAATGTCAGATAAAAACTGATTTAGGAGTAGCACATGTCTACACTTCAGGCACTTGAGAGAATGAACATTCTCGAGGCTCAGAAGAGGGCAGGTTTCACAAACGCCGAAGAGTTTATCGGTGATCTTGTCAGAAACAATGACTTCCTCCGCCTCTGTACCATGCTTGAGTCAAGCGACGGAATGTTCCACAAATACCTTGAAGCCACAAGGCTTGGCAAGGGTTCATTTGGTAAGGTGAACGGCCCGGTTGGAATCATTGCATCCCAGTCCGATCTGAAATCAATTCCCGTTCACATCTTTGAGGGTGATTCACCCATTGATGAAAGACTGTTCACATCCGGAACAGCAGCTCAGAAGCTGAAGATTCGTCAGTCAGAAGATGCAGCAAACCTTGAAGGTTTTGTTCAGTCCTGGCTTGATGGTCTTCTTTACGGCGATTCCAGCAATCCGGAAGACGGCTTTGTTGGTCTCTCTGCAATGAGAGCTACACCGGACAACAAGACCACATGGGATGCAGGCGGATCAGGTTCCGACTGTACCTCACTCTGGCTCTTTGAGTTCGGAGCAAACGGATTCAACCTCCGCTATCCTAGCGGAAGCCGCCCTGGTATCACTTCCGAAGACCGTGGCCGTCACTATGTGGCAGCACCGACTGGAAGCGGTAACTTCTGGGCATTTGTAACACACATGCAGATCCTCGCAGGTGTTCAGGTCAAGAGAGCCGGTGCTCTGCAGAGACTTGGTTCTATTGAAACAAGCGGAAGTTCAAACCTGTTTGATCCTGAGATCTTCATCAAGATGAAGAATCAGCTTCCGAAGATGGGCCAGAATGCTGTTGCTTTCGGTAACAGAACCATCCACGGACAGGTTGAGACAGCCGCCTACAACAAGAGCAATGCCTCTTACAGTCTCATGGACATCCAGGGCTTTGGCCCCGTAACCATGATCACCGGCATTCCTCTCATGGCCATGGAAGCAATCTCTGATACAGAGGCTGCAATTTAAGGAGGTGAGAGAATGAGAGACGCACTGCTTAACTTTGGTGCAATCGCACCGGCAACAAAGGCTACAAGAGCCGTATCTGCAAACAAGATCAACTTTGGCGGAGTCCACAAGCCCGGCAACGTTGAAAACGCCAAAGCCTGCTTCAGGCTCGGTGACGATATTGCCTCCGGCGATACCGTGCAGATGGAAGTTCTTGGCTGTTCCACAGAGAACGGAACTTATGGTGTCTGCTCTTGCTCAGCTGTTATCAGCTCAGGAAAAGAAGGCGACATCATTGAAGTGCCCCTTCCCATCGATGCTCCGGCTTACCTGGAAGCTGGCGTAATGCCTAACTCTTCCGGAACCTTCACAGCAATCGATGTGACAGCATGGATTGAGTTCCGCTAAGACTCGACCGGCAAGCCTCCCGTAAAAGGGAGGCTCCGGATTTTTTTTATTTATAAGGACAGCCCAATGAACGTACTCTGCAAAAAATCATTCTATTACAGCGGATCCGCAGAAACACATCCGCAACATTTTGTTGAAGGACAGACATACACTCTTTCCGACAAGACCGTAAAACACCTGAAGGAGCTGGGCCTTGATTCATGTTTTGAATGGCCTAAAGCAGCACCAAAGAAGGTTAAGGAAGACAAGGAAGAGAAGGAGGAAAAGAAGTGAGTCTGACTTTTTCCAAAGAGTGGCTGGTTGTAGCCAACGAAGCTTTGGATCTAATCGGTGAAGCACCCCTTCAGTCTCTTGAAAGCGACAGCGCAAAGAACGAGAGTCTGAACATAGAGCTTCCTGCAGCTGTCAAAGCAGTCTTATCCAGCTATCAGTTCAAATGTGCTACAAAGAGAGCAGTCTTATCTCCGGATGCAGATGTTATTCCAGCATGGGGATACAAGTACTGCTATAACTTACCTCAGAATTTTGTCAGCGTTGTAAGCGTCAAAGATGCAGAATACAAGCTTGAAAGTCAGCACATTCTGTCAGACGAAGCACCGCTGTACCTTGTATATGTTGAATGTCCCAAAGATCCGTACTATCTGAGTCATGCAGTACTTGAGGCAATAAAGCTTGAGCTGGCCTACAAGATGGCCCACATTGCTACCGTCAATCCGCAGCTGCTTAGCAGACTGAGAGAGGATAAAGCAATAGCCCTTGCCCTTGCAAGGCGTGACGATACTACCGGACTGCAGCAGGAAGACACTTCGCTTAAATGGTGGGGAGATGTGCGCTGATGGCCGACTACACCATAACAAAAGCCCTGTACCAGAGTGGCGAAATATCTCCACATTACTACGGTCGCATGGACTCAAATGAGTATATATCCGGTGCAAAGGTAATGCAGAATTCTCTTCCGGATGCCCGTGGAGGATTCGTTAAAAGACCTGGTACCAAGTTTGCCATGAATTCTGCTTCCAAATTTAGAACTGTCAATTATAAGTTTGGCGGTCTTAACTACATGGTGCAGTTTTTCTACAACAATGTAATTTCCCTGAGAAATGTAGACGGCAGCGCAGTGTCCAATTGTGCGGACATAACCGTCTCAACACTTTTGATTCCTCAGCTGGTGGACGGCAACACAAACTTTGCTGTTCATAAAGGAATTATCTACCTGGTAAATGTAAACAAGCCTGTATGGACGTGCACAATAACCGAAAGTGGTGGTGTATTAACCATTTCAGCTTCAGCTCTGACTTTTGTGGACGTCGCTCCGGGTTCAGATGCTACCAGTGTCAACAAGTTTGACAGCGTAGGAAATTACCCATCAGCAATTACATTCAAAGGTGGAAGAATGTATCTGGGTGCAACAGCTGACAAACCTTCCACTACATGGGCCTCCAGAACTCCTACAGCTGGAACTGACAGGTTCAACGACTTCACATTCTACGACGGAACAATCTCCAATCCGACGGTAACAGCGTCACATGCTATTGAAATTGCCGAAACAGACAATGAAGACTCAGATCTGCTTTGGTACATCACACAGAAGAAGGTAATAGCCGGGTATCAGCATTCCATCTTTATCGAGACGGATGGATGGACAACGCCGGAGAACTTTGACCTTGATATTGCAATCACAGAAGGCGCAGCAAACATTCCGGCCAAGGCTTACAAGTCTTACACGGTTTTTGCTTCGCCAAACACAAAGAAGCTTGCCCTGATGGTCTGGGATGAAGACCTGGCAAGTTATACAACCATAGACATTACTAAGAATGCCCCTCATATCCTGAGTGCAGGCATTAAAGCTTTTGATATAACCACCTCTCCGGATCCGACAATCTGGTGTGTCCTTAATGACGGTGGCCTTGCCGCCTGCAGCATCAACATTGCCTCCGGATTCATTGCATGGACATATCATCCCAGACAGTGCGGAAAGTATCTGGATGTTCTGGCAACCGGAGAAGAAGAGCATGACACACTGGCCTTCATGGTAGAAACAGAAGGCTTGAGCCATTCAAAGAAGTACTCCCTGGAGATTATGAACCTGAACGATAACCAGTTCGGAGACAGCTACATTTCACAGAGCTTCCTGACGGATACCGTCAAGGTCAAGTGTTCAGAGCAGCTTGAGAATGAAGAAGAGCTTGTAGCCTGGACTGACAAGGGAATCGTGGCCGTTTCTGAAACCGGAGAATGGGATTCAGGAGTTTACTACAGAACCCTTGCCGTCGGAGTCCGTGAGCTTTATGCAATAGGACTTCCTATAAAAACAAAGGTTCATATTCTTCCGCCGATGCTTCCGGCCAACGGTTCATCAATGGCCAAGATTAAGAGAGTCAGAAAGATCTCCTTGAAGTATCAAGAGTCTTATGGAGGAACCGTTGAAGTTCAAGGATTCAGACAAGACATTCTTCTTGAGAAGTATGGCCAGTATGAATACGGATCCCCGATAGAAATGATCACCGATGACATATCGGTTGATGTAACGTCCCGTAACACAAACGACGGGAGTATAGTGTTGCTGCACGATGAACCAACTCCATTCACCATCCTGGCAGTAACGGCAACATTTGAGATTTTGGAGGCATAACATGGGTTGGTTAATAGGAATAGCAATAGCAGGCCTCATTATTGGTGGAGGCGCAGTAGTCGTCAATGCCGTGCAGACCGACCAGGCCATCAGTGCACAGCAGGAAGCAAACAGAATTGCAGAAGAACAGCTTGAGATCGAAAGACAAGAGGCTCTTCGTGCCAAGAAAGAGGCAGAAGTCAGTTACCGGAATAACTACAATGATGCCTTATCTCAGCTTCTGTCTTATGACGAGGCTATACAACAGTCCGAAATAGACCTTCTTGATCTTGGTTCCCAGAAATCAAGCTATGAAACGCTTCTTGAGAGATGGCAGGGTAATTATGACGCCCAGATGTCTACGACAGAAGCAGACGCTTATTCAACATACAAAGATCTTATTTCCAACTGGACAGGTACGGAGGTTATCAACGCCACAAAAGGCAAGAGTGGAATAACAGCCCTTGCCCTTGAGAACCAGTCTAACAAAGAACTGAGGATGTATCTGGGTGACGACATGAGACTGAATACCAGAGAAGAGATGGCTGCCGAAGGATTTAATTTTGAAGATAATGGTGGAATTTTGGGAAAGATTTGGAGAGAGCAGCATCTTGACCTTCTTTCAGACAGAAGTTCTTATCAGCAGAACATCTCTACACTTACAGACTCAATAGGAATAACCCAGGAGGCAATTAATACAAAACTTGCCGGTATAACAGATGCTCTGAACAACGCCGAAGGACTTATTGGCAGTATCAATGATATTCGCTCTGAAATCAAAAAAGAAGATTCAAAGGCAGAGTTCAAAGAGGTAGACACAAAGACGCTGGATAAGCTCAAGAACAAATATAAGGACAAAGTATGAGAGCACCAACCGTAGATTATTCACCATTAAGACGTGCTGTCAGTCGGCGAACTCAGGCGGAACAGAATTCACTTCTGGGAAGTAGACTTGAAAATCTCAAAGAGCAGCAGGATTTAACAACTGAGGGTTTCAAACTTCAGAATAAATCGCTTGATTTACAAGCTCAGTCTTTGAAAAACCAAAAGGATTTACTCGCCAAGAAGAAAACCTGGAACTGGGTTAATATGGGTATAGGTCTAGCAGGAGAGCTTGTTGAATTTGCAGGTAAGATGGTCAATATATACCAGCAGAAACAGTCTGATCTTGCATCCGCCAAAGGAGTTGAGATTTCTGCCGAAGCTGACGTAGAAGTAAAAAAAGCAGCTGTAAGTGCCACTGGCGGAATAGAGATTCCAGAACTCGATAACGGGACACCCGATTTTGACAATGCAAAACTGGATCCATCAATCAATCAGTGGTTTGACGACAAGATTACAGCGGTAAACAACGATCCTCAGCTGGGAAAGGCTGCAAAACAGAAGCTTGTTACTAATATAGAGGGAATGAGAGCCCAGACCTTCAGTAAGCTCATGATCCAGAAGATTGGTAACGATGCAGCATCACTTGATATTATTGAAGATGATCTTCTTAAGACTGCTGTAAGAACCGACATAGGAGCTACAGCAGACATCCGGGCTACTGCCGGTGATTACGCCGCAGCCGACGCTTACATTGCCAGCAACAAGAACTGGACTGCAACACAGAAACAGGCCAAGATGCTCGAAGCTCATAAAGCAATAGATCTGGGGAGAGCACAGAATGACATCCAGGGCATTGCCATAAACGAGGGCCTTGAAGCTGCATTGAGCAAGACCCGTGAGTACCAGAGCATGTACGGCTGGGCCCCGGATTCAAAGGAATACCTGGGGCTGCAGAGCATTGCCAAGAATGAAGACAGCATCAGAACAACAGAAATTGTCAACAGTGCATCAACGGCCATGACAAACGGTCTGCAGGCAATGAGCAACGGAGATCCCAACATTACACCGGAGGGAATATATAAATCCATCAGGTCTTCGCTTGAGGGTCAGTCTCAGACCAGAGTTAATGCAGCTATATCTGCAGCGCAGGCCGCACATAAGGCGTGGGCTACAGAGCTGACATCTAAACTTACATCTGACATGACAACAGCCACAAGAGACGAGCTTTTAATCGAGCAGACAGCCCTTGAAACACTCAATGAACAGGAAGCATTCTCCGGTGGAGCCGAGAGTGTATATAACGCAGCACAGAAGAACCTTGATACATACATTAAGGCCTGGGATTCCTACTATGGAAGTGCAGAGACTGCAGACAAACAGCAGATTGCAAACCGTGTAGCTCAGACAAAAGCTGCAGTTGATGCCATCTCCAACCTTGCTCTTTCCGGCGAGATCAGTGGAGAAAGTGCAGTACTGCAGCTGAAGTCGTTCCTTGCCGAAGAGAATAATATTACCGAGTCCTATGAAGACGATGCTTATATAGCAAAGATGATCAAGACCGTTGAGAACGGCGTTGTTCCGGAACAGTACAAAGATTCAATAGACAAGTTCCTGGACAAGTTCATGGTGGATGCAGCAAAGGCCATGGGATACCCGGTTAATGCTAAAGTCACAAGTACTTCCGGAATGCTTTCCGGAGTTTCTTCATCTCAGATGGCCAGCCTGGAAAAAGCAAAAGACGCAGCATACGCAGCTCTTATTGATCTCTGCAGGCAGACAGCCGGCAAAGATATGACTCCGGCCCTGCTGGAAAAGAAGATGACGGCCATATCTGACATGTATACAGCTGAGACATTCAAGGCTCTGAGTGCCGGGGTGGACGAGGCTACATTCTTCAGAGGCAGCAATCCCAATAAGGCCCTGGACGCAATGGGCGAACATCCGGAAATTGTCTGGTATGACTCAAAGACTGGTTCATTAAAGTGGATGAATGATAGCTTTGAAGAAACTTATTACCAGGTAACAGACTGGTGCGCTCAGGATCTGGGAAACAAGGGAATTGCCCTTGACCGGGGTGCCAAGGCAGAACCGTATAAAGACGGACAAGGCAACGTCTATCCGTTCCCTGTATTTAAGACAGCAGACGGCAAGGACATCCTCTATTCTGATTCAGGCGTATATATCCTGGGAGAAAACGGCATGAAGGCAGTTGATATGAAGTCCACCGAAAAAGGCGGAGCAACAACATCTGCAAAGGATCTTGCCGGAGAGTCTGCAGAAGCAGCCTTGAAAAAGATGGGAATTGATACAGAAGCCCCGAAAAGAGATCTGAAGATTGACGAGAATGTTCAGAAGGCCGCAGACAACGTACGCAAAACCGGAACAGACGAGGCCAAACAGGAGCTTGAAAAGGCTATACAGACCGCCAAGGCTTCCGGAACAAGCAAGATGTCAAAGGAACAGCTGGAGCGTGCATTGGCCGTTCTTTCCACGAAAGAGGCTCAGATTGATGACAACCTTTTGGATCTGATGGAGAACGGCGGAGCAAGTATTCCCGGATTTGGATTTGAAAAAGAAGAAGACGCCCTGGATGCAGCACAGAGCATGGACATTCCTGAAGGAATTGCTCTGAAAGTGTCCGGCACACAGGTGGATATTGTAACTACTCAGAGTGCCGAAGAGGACACAGAAGGAAACTGGATTCAGAAGATAAGAAACGGCATCAGACGTGCATTCAATGGAGCAAGTAAATGAGTCTTTATGATCTGACACAGCTGCAGAATAAGACTCTGCAGGAGCAGACACAGGAAATAAGAGAAATCAATGACCGCAAGCCGGTTGTGTCCAAACTTCCGGAACAGACTGACCTTGTAGGACGTGCTCAGGAATATGAGCAGAAAGTCCGTAAAGAAAGCCTGCAGGTTAATTACGGTCTGACACTGAACGCAAATCAGTACCAGACCATAGCAAACGCAATGGCAGCGTCCGACAATCCGTCCGAAACTGAGGCTAAGTTTGCTCAGGCCCTTGTGTATTCCCAGGAATACGGAATGGATCTCACAACAGCCGTAGAGAACCTGGATTCACTGAACAATGCACGGTTTGGCCATACCGTTCCTTATACAAAGGCAGGTTATCAGGCTGTCGTGGACTCCTTGATGATTGGCCATTACGGTATCAAGCTGGCCGAGCTTGCAGATCAGAGATATGAAATTGAGAAACAGGGCGGAGATTCATCAGCTGTTAAGTTTGAAATGCAGCAGATAAACCAGTGGATAGAAGACCATCAGGATTATGCAGACCGGGATCTTGTTACCACGCTTTTGAAGCTGGGTGCGCAGAGCGTCCCATATACGATGAAGATATTCACAACCGGCGCAGCTGCCGGCGGAGTTGCTGCAGGGCTGGGAGCACTTGTAGGAGGTCCTGCAGGTGCAGCAGTGGCCGGGACAATCTATAAATGGGTATCAACCGGCGCAGGCTTTCTCAAGGGTGTTCAGCTTGTCAGACGTGCTCAGTATTACGACCTGGTGGACAACGGGGTGGATCCGGAGATAGCAGAATGGACTTCTGCAATATCCGCAGGAATTCAGAGCGCCGTTGAACAGTTTTTGGGTATTGAAGGTGGAATAAACAGCGCAATATCGCATCTGGCATCAGGGACAACCACAAAGATTCTTGCCGGTATGTATGCAAAGGGAACATTCAGAAGAATTGCATCCGTGGCCGCTGAATACTTTAAGACCGGCGTTTCCGAAGGTCTTGAAGAATTTATTCAGCAGATTACAGAAGATGTATCAAACAATATAGCCTACGAGCTTTCAGAAATTCCGGAAGGCAAGAAGACCACAAAAGAGGTAATTCACAATGCCGTTCAGTCTTTCGTTGGAGGCTTTGGCGCGTCCCTTGTTCTGGGTATTGCCCCTACAGCTATCAATACAAAGGCCTCTTTAAGATACGCCCAGGACATCCGAACAGATGCCCAGGAAACAGACAGCAGACAGAGCTTTATCAACAAGCATAAGTCAGATGAACAGTTTGAAGGGTTCAGTGCAAAGACCGTCAACGATACCCTTGCGAAGATCTATGACAACGCCAGGGAGACTATGACTTCCGAAGAACGTGGTGCGGATGTCATATCCAACGAGGAAGCAGCCACTATTGAGGTCGGAGAAGATCAGGGAACGGAAGAACTTCTTGACGAACAGGGAAACATAATTGAAGAAGTAAAGGCCACATCTAAGCAGCCTGTAAAGCCGCTGACCAGAACATCCGAGGGAAGACTTGTCACAAAGGAGTCTGCAGACGTAAGACTTCAGGCAGATGGATCTGAAAAGCACATCCTTTTTCTGGGAGGCACAGAGTCTCAGGACGTATACGGAAGGGTTGAATATACTTTCAAAGACAACACGGTAACAATAGACCGTGTTACATCATTCTCCGGATACGAAGACATTCAGTCAGACGGTATCAAGGAATTGATGCGCCGTTATGAAGGCTATGATTTTGAATGGGATCCTAACACAGAGGCACAGGAAAAGATCAAATCAGATTTGCTTTCCGGCAATCCTCTGCAGAACGGTAAACTTAACTGGTTTGATGGTAGCTACAACGCAAAGACGTCCGTAGAAGTTGGCCGTATAGTTGGCCAAGCATTCACTAATCTTACAGAAGAACAGAAAGCCACAGCCGGAACCATGCTGCAGATTATAGCAGATTCTCAGGGAATGGACGTGAACACCTTCCTAAAGAATAAAATTCAGGAGTTTGGATCCATTGACGCAGCCGGGAAACGGGGTGCTTTTCAGATGCTCAAGGACAATGAAGGAAACTTCAAGGCTGTAATCTATGCAGGTAATGGCCATGATTATTCTTCTTTTGCCCACGAAACATTCCACCTTGTAAGACAGATATCCAATAAGAGCTCAGAGCTTGCAGCTGCATTCAAGGCTTCAGCCGATACGGAACAGTTCAAGAAGTTTTCCCTGGAACACTGGAATATTCTTGGCCAGTACTTTGACAGCTTTGACGAGATTAAGAGCGCAATAGAATCATTCAAGGATGGCGAGAAGTGGACAAGAGATCAGGAAGAGCTGGCAGCACTGTACTTTGAGGCATATCAGCAGGAGGGAAAGACCTTCAGTGAAAAGCTGAAGAACCTCTTCCAGAAGATCTCAGAGTGGTTCAGCCGGATCTATAACACCATGAAGCACAATACTCAACTGAATGACGACATCATCAAAGCTTATGATGCAATGCTGGAGTCCAATGAGCAGCTGAGACAAGAGAATGCAGTCAGCGAATCAGAGAACGATTCCGGGCATTTTACCATAGGCGTAAAAGAAGTCCCGGCATGGATGAAGGAAGCTTTTGGAGAACCGTCTTCTGAAACCGGAAGTGATGTTGAGACACGGACCCTGGAAGACGAAGAAGACAACGGCCTTGACGAGAACGGCAACCCTTTATTCCAGGGAGAAGTGCAGATAAACTCTACAAACTTTAAGGAATGGTTTGGAGATTGGGAAAAAGATCCTGAGAGTGCATCAAAAGTTGTTGACGAGAATGGAAAACCCCAGGTTGTCTATCACGGAACCGCAAGGGGTGACAGGGTTGGAGAAGTCTTTGATCCAAACAAAGCAACGTCTGGACCTATGGCGTTTTTCACAACAGACGAATCGGTTGCCGAAGGCTATTCAAAGAATAAAAGTGACACATCTCTTGATTATGATCCAGCGTATGAGTGGGAAAATAGATTCAGAGTCAAGATTGAAGGATGGGGAGAGATAAGGGTTCAGAGAGCATGGAACTTATTAACAAAAGAACAAAGGGCTGAAATTACCGAACGTGCAAAACATATTGTTGAGAATGAAGATGGGGTGCTTGTTTACGATGAGAGCGTTTCAACCGGGAATGGTTCCTTCACAGATTATGAACTGAATCGCAATAGAGGGAATGCTATTGCCGCCTTATGGCAATCATGGATTGAGAATGGAGAACTGTTCAGAGAGGACGAAGTCAGATTTCTTGAAGTTCTCAAGCTGAGCGGCTTCACCGATATGGTGGGCGGAAACGTTTGGTATAACAACCCCTATATAACCAATCCGAGAGTATACGACGTTTATCTTTCTATAAAGAACCCGTTTGACACAACAACAGTAGATGAAAAATTCGTAACCAGGTTGGAAAATTGGTTCAAACGACAACCTAAATGGAAATACGAAAAGACTAATTACTCTGCAGATATATGGGATAAAAATTCAGTAGAAATTGATAAGTTCGCACACCGTCTCAGGGAGGACATAAAGGACGGTACGACAACAGCATGGACCTCTATCCCAGACTTCGTGACTGATTATCTGAAGTATAAAGGATACGACGGAATAAAAGATATTGGAGGGAAATATCATCCAAATACTCATACGGTTTGGATTCCTTTTCAGAGCAACCAAATCAAGTCTGCTTCCGGAAACACAGGAGCTTTTGACCCAGAAAACGACAATATTTACTTCCAGGAGTCAATAAAGAAGGCAGATGATGAATACTTTAAGGCGATTAAAGACAGCAATTTAGAAGCTGCTCAAAGAATTGTTTATGCTACAGCAAAGAGCAAAGGATATTTCCCCGAGTCTGATTACCAGGGAACCTCAGCATTCAATGGCATAGCCCCAGCATGGAATGGTTACACAAGAGAAGAGAGGCTTGGCGGAGAAGCCGAGGGAGATTATAGTCTTGGCGACTATAAGGCTGGCATAGAGTCTGCCTTAGATGTTTTTTTCAACAATCCTTACTACAGCCGCCGGGGCGAATTTGAAGCAGAATCAATTCAAAATCTGAAAAATGGACTTGAAAAAGGAATGATTACAATTTACCGATCCGTTCCGTCAAGCGTCAAAGAAGGCAATATCCGAAACGGAGACTGGGTAACTCCCAGCAAGAAATATGCAATAGACAATGCAGAGATTCATGGATGGAGCGAAGGATATAGGATTATTGAGCAGAATGTATCAATTGATAATCTTTGGTGGGACGAAAACGACATCAACGAATGGGGATACGATGATCAGAAGGAATATGCCTATAAAAACACAGAGAACAACATTAAGTCTCTGGATGTCATTACAAGAGATAAAAACGGCAACATCATTCCCCTATCAGAGCGTTTCAATCCGGACAATCCGAGCATCTATTACCAGGAAGCCATTGACCAGAGAACAAAAGACAATACAGACCTTGCAAAAGATTCCGGAGCTCCGGTTGACGAGCAGGATAACGTCACCCTCTATACAGATGGACAGATCTACAGCACCAAACAGCACAAAGGATTCAAGAAGGCTTCCGTTCCTTCCGGGAACCTTGAAGTGTCCGGAATACGGGGTGACGAGATTACCTACAAGGTAATTAAGAATGGGCAGGTTGAGTATCAGAACGGTCCGGAAGTAGATATGCTGGCCGGCTTTGCCCGTGTCTATGACACATATGAGGAATTCAAGGCCGAAATGAGCAGGCCGGATTTTGAATTCCTTATCTCAGGATTTGATGACTATGAACTCAGGGCAATCTGGAGTCAGGAACACAACTTCACGCCGGAGGTAGAGTTTACAGACGAAGAAGAAACAGCTGCATTTTCCCGTAATGAAGGTTATGTCAGCCCGGTAACGGAAGACATGGACGAACAGCAGAAGACAGCAGCGTACAGAGCACGTATCTCCACAGATGAAGGAATCAGGGGATTCATCATGCGCCTGAGACAGCTTGCAGACTTCAACCACGAATCAGGTGGCGGAAGAAGACTTGCCGCAGGAAGCCAGGAAGACTATGACAACATGATGAACGAGCTGGAGATCTTTGGACGTGTATACCGGGAAGCTGCACCGTTCATCAGAAGCCTCATGTTCAGTAAGAAGGAAGTGTCCGACAAGGCCATACTTGAAGTCAGAGGAATGATGCTCAAAGAAGAAAATGAGCTCATGTACCGTGACCTGTATGCAGATGTCATGCTGGATCCGAATCTCCGTGCTGACGTATACAACAGAGTATTTGATCTCAATGACCCGGGCTTTGGTTATGAAAACAAGACCATAGCACAGAGGGCAAAGATGTTCTCCAGACAGGATACTGCAGACTGGATTGCCAAAGTACAGTCCGGCCAGATAAAGGATCCCGAGCTGAAGAAACACATTGAGAACATGATTGAAGAGCGCAACAGCCTCAGAGAACAGCTGGAAGAGAAAACAAGAACCCTTTCCAGTGTCCGCACACAGCTGGCCAAGAGCGAAAGAGATCACCTGCAGATGATTGAGGACAATGCCCGTGAAGCCAACCAGCTGAGGAATTTCATTCAGAAAGTCCAGGAGAAAATCGGTAATGGCCGCAGGATGACAGCTGAGGAATTTAAGAAGGTCAACAGTGCCTCAGAGCGCATTGCCATTCTCAATGAAGAGATGAAGCAGCTGAGAAAGGATGACAAAGCCAAAGCCGCAGCGGAAAGAAGAGAGGCAATTTACAAGGCTCAGACTCAAATAAGAAACCAGTACAGGGAGAAACAGGAACAGATCTCCAAGGCTAAAGAGCTTCAGGAACACAAAGAGAACCTGGCACACATCATCACAAGCCCGAGGCTTAATGAAGATGTCAACTGGGAGCAGAGAGCCGAGATTCAGGCCATTGCTGCCGCAGTGGATCCGAACAACAGAAGGGACAAAATCAGGGTGGCCGGTAAGCTTATGACCGTACCGGAGCTCAGAGCAGCAATAGAACGGGGTGACATCAAGCTTGAGAACATAACGCCGTACATGCTGACCCGTCTGACCAAGACACCTCTCAATGAATGGACGGTTTCAGAGCTCGAAGAAATGGCCGAATATGTTGAAAGCCTCAGAACGCTGGGAAAACAGATCTGGCAGGCCAAAATTGATAAGCGCAACATGATTGCCGAGCAGCTGAGAAACCAGATAATCCACACCGTTCAGGCCAACAGGCTTCATCCGGAGACCACGCCTATTCCTAACAGCGAAGAGGCACGTCAGCTGGAGAAGAAGTGGAGAACTAAATTCAAGAACACCTTCAACAAGACTCTGGGAATCGACCGCAAAGCACAGAGGCTTGACAACAACACTCAGGGAACAGCCTGGGACATCCTTGTAGACCAGAGAAGAAAGCTGGACAACGAGGAATATCAGGCCATTCAGAAGAGAGTCCAGCCCATCTATAAACTGATGGAAGAAAAAGGAATCAAGCCGTCTGACCTTTACCAGAAGGTGCCTGTATACCTTGATGGTACCCGGACAACCATGATGACCTATTCCGACCTGGCATACGGGCTGTTTGCGGAAAAGGATCCTCAGACTTATGAAGCCTTTGCCTACGGCGATCTTGTAACCCAGAGGGAGAAGGAGTTTGAGAGAGCCCAGACTTCCAACGATGACGAGTGGAACGACAGAATCCGCCGTATGGGAGATGACAGATACAGGAACTTCAAACAGGCTGCACAGGGGTTGTTCTATCAGCATCCGGAATACCTTGAATTCTTCCAGGCTATAGACGACGAATGGCAGAAGCCTGAAAACTTTGAGAGATCCAACGCTGTTACGCAGGAAGAGTACAACATCACCCAGGACAAGGTAGAACACTATATGAGGATCTACCGCACCCAGCAGAACGGCTCACAGATGGCAGCAACACAGGCCGCAGAAATGAGGGCCAAGTATTCTCCGCAGTCCAAGAGTACTCCGCAGAAGGGACAGACCAAGAAGAGAATTAACATATCTCCGGCTTTCCAGACTCCGACCAGGATGGACATGCTGGGAACATGGCTCAAGAGCGTTGAAGAAAACGAGCACCTGATCATATTCACACCGTGGGTACGTCAGATGAACCGCATCTTCAAGAACAGAGGAAGCGAATATCTCCGCAGCGAAATACAGGCAACTTTCGGATCCGGAATGATGAATGACATCAATTCCTACATCAACGAGGTTGCACGTCCGCAGGCATTCAACGAGGATACCGGCCTTGACGGACTTGTAAGAGTCCTTCGGGGTGGAATCTACACGGGGTATCTGGGAGCAAAAGCCTCAAGTGTTGTGCTGCAGGGAATCACGTCCCCTATGCCGTTCCTCCGCTTTGTTAATCCGGTACAGCTGGCCAAGGGAATCATTGACTTCACAACACATCCGGTTGAATCCTGGCGCATGATTACAGCTCTGAGCCCGTTCATGGAAAGAAGATCCATGAACCCGACAGTTGAAGAAATCAGGCAGGATGCTGCAGAAGGTGGTAATGGCAAGGTTAAAAAAGCATACCACAAGGTACAGAACGCAGTCATGCAGCCGCTTGAATGGATAGACCGCTGGGCTGTTGCTTCCGGATGGCTTGCTGTATACAACAAGAAGCTCTCAGAGTTTGAGTACCAGAATGACATAGAGAGTATGAAGGAAGCGGCGCATTATGCCGACACGGTTGTATATCAGACGCAACCAAACGGGGTGTCTTCAGAGCTTGCACCTATGTTCAAGGGTTCCGGGGCCGTGAAGATTTTTACACAGTTCCAGACTGCACTGAACACCATCTGGCAGAACGTGGCCTATGATACCGTGCAGGACTTCAGTACATCTAGAAAGATAAAGAAGTCCGGAAACGAATCTTACAAGCATTTCCGGAACAGAGGTCTTATGACTCTTATCGGTTATTCAACCGCAGGCTTGTTACTTGCTCTGGTTACTGAAGGCTTTGACGATGACGACGAGGACAAAGATAAGCTGAAGAAGCTGCTTGCCGGAACAACGTCTCAAATCACAGACAGTGTTCCTCTTGTCGGTTCATACATAACCAGTCTTCTGAAGACAGTTATTACCGGAGAGAATCAGCCCAGTATTTCAAGTTCCTTGTATCCGGGCTTTGACAGAGTGGTAAGCGGAATCAAGACAGGTCTTGCCGGAGAAAACAAGCTTAATGGGTGGTACAACGCCGCCCAGGGAGCAGGACTGTTAGTCGGTTTCCCGGTTAACGGTATTAAAGAATGGTATGCAGCAGTCACGGGAGATCCGCAGGTTCTGCTGGGAAGAGATAAGAAATAGGAGGAAGTAAATGTTAACAAACCCGACTACAGCTGTACGTTATACATTGACACCCGGGGTGAGCTCGTTCTCAATCACGTTCGGTTACTGGGACAAGAGCCAGATTTTGGTTCTTCTCACAGAAGCAAACGGAGACCTAACAACACTGACTCTGGGGACAGATTATACTCTGTCAAATCCTGATGGGGTGTCCGGAACACTGACCAAGGTATCAGACTGGGGAGATGCAACAAAGCTCACAATTATGAGAGCCGTGCCCGTCACCCAGGAGAGAGACCTGATCAACGGACAGGTTCTCGACGCTCAGGAAATCGAGCAGGCTTTTGACAAGGCGACTGCTATTCTGCAGGAGCACAAGGAAAAGCTTTCAAGAGCAGTCCTGTTCTCAGAAGACGAGGAAGGTTCTAATATAACCCTTCCCGGAAAGGTTAAGAGACAGGGATCCGGATATGGAACCATACTCGGATTTGATGGATCCGGAGATGTTGCCATAGTCCGTGACCTGAAAACGTTTGATGATGATGTTGCCGCAGCCATTGCAGCTGCAGCGGCCGCAAGTGCTTCAGAAATCAATGCAGGAAACTCAGCAACAAAGGCTGGAAAGTGGGCTGAAGAAGCCGAAGATACACCAGTAGAGGCAGGCAAGTACTCTGCCAAACACCATGCAGCCAAAGCCAAAGCAAGTGCAAACAGTGCATCCGGCTCAGCTACAACAGCCGGGAACTATGCAACCGCAGCAAGTAATTCTGCCACAGCTGCAGGGAATGCAAAGACCGGGGCGGAAACAGCAAAAACCGGAGCCGAAAGCGCAAGAGACAAGGCTAAGGATTGGGCCGACAAAGCAGAAGACGTAGAGGTTGAGACCGGCAAATATTCCGCAAAGCATCATGCTGCAAAGGCCTCTGCCAGTGCCACGTCCGCAGGAACAGCAAAGACAGGTGCACAGGCGGCGCAGACCGGTGCAGAGACTGCCAGAGATAAAGCCAAAGACTGGGCTGACAAGGCTGAGGATGTCGAAGTAGAAAGTGGCAAGTATTCTGCCAAGCATCATGCTGCAAAGGCTGCAGCCAGCGCAACAGCTGCAGGAACTTCAGAAACAAACGCAGGCGTTTCTGCTACAGCCGCAGGTAATTCCGCCACAGCAGCTGAAGGCTCTGCAGAAGAATCCGAGGCATGGGCCGTTGGAGAAAAGAACGGGGTGCCCGTTCCTGATACAGACCCGACGCACAACAACAACGCAAAGTACTATGCAGGAAAAGCTTCACAGTCAGACTTCAGCAAAATAGGACTTTATGTCGATTCAGAAGGCTATGTTTGCCAGAAGCTCTCAGGCGAGTAATAAATAGGAGGACAGTAAATGTCAGATGCACTTAAGAGGCTGCTTACTGATCAGACAGGACAGGCAATGAAGGATGCTCTTCTTCAAATTGCTGCAGCAATCAACGGAGAAAAGGGAGTCGTTTACGGATTCCATGTAGACGGCTCAGAATCAAACCCGGCAGCAATGGTAACTTACCTTAAGGATGCTGTCGGAATGACACCGGCAAAGATGAACTATACGGAAGACTACTTTGACTACGGTTCGTGGAAGGATGCGTTCTTTATGCCACGTCCTTGTATGCTGAAGTACGACGGGACAGTAGATTATTATCTGGATCCGGACGACTACACCAAGAAAGCAGACGGAACTGCTTCAGCTGTAGCTGACACCACTTATGGCGGAAATGCCATGATGGAATGGGGCCAGAACGGTAAGAAGATCTGGATTAAAGTCATTCCCGATTCAAACCCCAAGTCCGGCACAGTCTTTATTGCAGACCATCAGGTTGATTCCACATTCCACGCCTGGTCTTTCATTAACAACCAGGGAATACTTGTGGATCACTTCTATACACCGATTTATAACGGTGCGAAAGTTGATTCCAAGCTTAGATCAATCTCCGGCCTTGACTACACCTATCTGACAACCGCAATGAACGCCTCAGCTGAAGTTACAGCTGCAAAGGCAAACAATCCCGGTTCAGAGGTCTTATGGAATACAGAAGTCTATGCAGACATTATGCTGATCAACTTCCTGCTGATTCTCATGGGAAAGAATATGGATACAGCTGCAGTCTTCGGAGAAGGCAGAAGAAGCCAGGCATCTTCAGCTTCAAACATCCTTTCAACCGGAACAATGAATACAAAGGGCATGTTCTGGGGAAGCAACACCACAACCTACGGGGTGAAGGTGTTTGGTATGGAGAACTGGTGGGGTAACCAGTGGAGAAGATATGCTGGCCATATCAATGCCAGTGGCACTGAGAAGGTCAAGCTCACCTACACCACCAAAGACGGATCATCTGCCTCAAGTTACAACACAGATGGAACCGGCTACCTTACAACCGGAGTGTCCGGCCATACTGGAACCAACGGAGGATATATAAACGAAATGAGGTTTTCACCGTACGGCATGACACCTGTTGCCGCATCAGGATCCTCTTCTACGTATTTCTGTGATGGCCTGTGGTTCAACGACAGTCAGACGGACTATGCCTATCGCGGCGGCAATTGTGCCGGCGGCGCGCATGTCGGGGCGT